ATTGTTGATTACGTCGGGATTGAGGTCGTTGTAAAGGGCAGCACGCTGATTATTCAGCGCGTCAATCTGCATCTGAGTAGCATCTTTCATCGCGCCCGCTGAAATCGCAGCGCTCGCTATACTACCAGCCATCCCGAAAATTTCACCCATAAATTATAACGACCAAATCTCTTCGGTCTTTTTGTAGCCGCGTTTCTCGTAGCTCTTCCGAGTGGCGTCCTTGCTTAGTTTCATGAACGAAGCGGCCTTCTTGTTCTTGATCCCTCTCGATTCACAGAACGCTTCGAAGGCGTCGAACAGTCGTTGAGGACGCCCGGTTCCGCGCGCTCCCGGCAATGAAAACCAGAAGCAAACGGCGGCAACTTTATCGCCGTTGAAAATATCGTTGTAGATCGCCGCACCGAGCACGGAATCCTTTTCGTCGTTTGTCCACGACTGAGCGATTCCGTTATAGAGCATCCGTCCCCAATTGGTCTTGAAATATTCCCACTCCAGACGTTGCTCAACCCCGTTTTCATCGGCGATATGTTCAAAAATAGGCTTCAAACCGTCGTCAAACGTTTCCGGGGTGAGGGCGTAGATCATACTATTATATGTCGTTTTTGCTACTCCTTGACAAGCCACCAAAGTGCAATTGTCGGAGGATAGGGGACTGGGCTAGACGAGTTTAGCTGAACGCCGTCTGTTTCTCCGAACGTCTCGAATGCGCCACGCTTGGCCACTCCGGGCGATACCGTCAAATCCGTTGTTCCGCCCGATCCAAAGGCGTCTTTAGTGGCCTCGGAAACATACCGGCCACGGAAGCCTGCGTTCGCCGCGCCGAACACATCCCAACCCGGATTGAACAGAAGGGCTTCGACCAGAGTTTCAAAAGAGACGGGCTTCAAATCGCCCGGAACACCTGAAACGGTGCGCCATTTACCGCGTTCCCACCAGATAAGGCACACAATGTCGGTGTCAAAGTATTGTTGAAAATCTTGTGGCGACGCCGGTCGCTGGGCCGTCGTGCCGCTGTTCACAACACCGGTGAATGGCACCCAAGCGGTCCCGTTGAACTCATACCGGCCGATGGGATTGCCGCCCGACGTGTCGGTTTCGGTTTGGTCCTTAGTAGTCTTCAGCCAGACCGGCGGAGTGCTGGTCGGCGGAACGCTGTTCTGTCTCCAGAACCATTTCGTCTCGCTCTCGGAGATGTCGAGCGGCTTGTAGCGTTTGATTTCGTCGTCCCAAACCCACCATTGAGTATCGTTCTTCAGCCATGGGCCGACGTTGCTGACGGGTTCCACGTCCCCGGAGAAAAAGAAGTTGGTCCCGCTGGGCGAGACGATTTTCGCCCGATGCACGAGGGCATAGAGAAATTCCTGTGGCGTGCCGACAAACTCAACCGGCAACGGCGAGATTTGCAAAAGTAAATTCGTATCTTTCATATAGTCTTATGGCGTCTCGGAACCGGCTGGTAAAGTCAGCAAGTAGGCAGTCGCGACGCCGTTGTGGATTCCGATGCCCGCGATTTGTCGATTGTCGTTAACGAGAGAAGCGTCGAGGATGCTGGTCCAGCCGCTCAACGGGAAAAGTGCGGTGACGATATTCGTCAAATTGTAAGTTACCCCGGAACGATGAAGGAATCCTTGACCGTTGAAATCCTGCCCAACGATGTCGCCGTGAGAGTTACAATCCTCGGGGAATGCGCCCGCCGCGCCGATGGCCGTAAGGTCGATGAGAGTGTATCCTCCGACGATGTCCCAGCGGAATGGGAGAAATGATCCGCCGAGTTCCTGCCAACCACATACGATGCCGCCCGTTTTGCTCATGGCTTGGGGCCGTATGTCATGATCTACCGGGCCGCCGATGTCCGTTGCATTCACATAGCCCCTTTGGAGTCCTGCCGATTGGGTCGTCAATAGAAGGTTCCCGGCCTCGTCAACGCTTACGGCGTAGGCATCCTTCACCCCGGAGAACGGAGAAAAGTCCGTGAAAACGCCAGCTTCCCACCGGCACGCGTATGCTTGAAACGGAGAGTCGATGCACGTCACGGCGACTTGGTTCGCGCTATTGATTGTTTTTCGGTTGTAGTTGTCCACTACGTTTCCGACATTGCCGGGCACAGTGTTGAGCACCGTCCCGAATAACTGGCCCATGTCGGTCAGAGTTGCGGTATCGGGATCATATATTTTCCCTTGTGATCCGCCCCCAGTGTTCCACTTAACCGGGGCGATCCCAGCGGCGTTCGGGCTATAGGCCACGCCGGGGTTAAGCCCGTCCCCAAGGTCAACCAATGCCCCATTGTAATAGATAGGAGTTGTTCCAAAAGCAGCCGGAACGCTAGTGGCCCCGTAGAAATCCAAACTGTCATTTATGCCCCACCCCGTTCCGCCATTTCCTCCGCCGAAACTCCCTACCATCGTCGTTCCGACACCGGGCACCCAAAATCCGGCTTCACTTACGGAGTCACCTGCGATAGCTCCGTTTTCTGCCAAGTCATGCAACGTGTCAAGTAGCTCCACTACCTTTATGTCAGCGGCAGGGGGCGGGATAATATTCGCGGTGGTGAACTGTAAATCATCGCCTATGGCGTTTCCACCGGGGCCAGCCGCAAGCGCTCTGAAATGGTAAGTCGTGGCGGCGATCAGCCCATTGATCAAAGCCGAGAAGGCGGTAGGAGCGACGCCGATATCTACAACGGGCGTGAGGTTTCCATACCCGGTCGTCAAGCCCCATTCAAATCTTACGTCGGCATCGCTTCCGTTCGGATCGACGGTGCCGTTTAATTGCGCAGCCGAATCGGTAATCGCCGAAGCGGGTTCCGTCGTTACGTCGGGCGGCCCCGGTATCGGGTCGATGCACTCTGGATCGCTGAAAGGCGATTCGCCTTCCGGGGTCACGGAAGTAATCCGGTAACAGCCCGGCCCGAAGTCGTCCAAGTCTATAAAATTGTCAGTGATACATTCCGCGATGAGGGAGTAGGCCCCGAACGGGTCCAGCTCATCCACCGCTTTGTAAACATTGTAGCAAAGCGCGCCCGGATAGCGATTCCACGAAAGATGGAAGCGGCTCGTTCCTCCGCCGCCCAGTTCCAGACCCGTCGGGGAAGCGAGCGGTTCAATCGGATTGAGTATGATGACGGGGAACGTTGAAGTGGAGAAATTTACCTCGCAAATGGCCGGGGCCTGATATTTGAATATCGGGCGGCGCGCGAAAAGAATTTCTGTTACCGAGTTCATTCGAGACCCTGACTTAGGATCGGAGGTATTTGTTTCAAGATTTCGTTCTCCGCCGTTTTCTGTGCGACGATAGAGGCCACTCGGTCAGCGGCTTGCTGTGAGATAATGGTCTCCGCGAATCCCGCCCCGACGGCAGAGACGCCTTGGTAATCTACGAACGTGGATTTGTTCGCGGTGAAATATTGAAAGGCAGCGATGGCCAGAGCGGAATCGACGACCAGCGGGTCAGCGTCCTTGTCGCCCTCTCCGTCAAACCTAACGCCACGGACAGGCTCTTCGTTGATGCAAGCATTCGGGTCTCCCCCGATCTTTTCCACGGTCTGTTGCGCGAATACGCGGACGCCGCGAATAGCGGCAGGACCGTAGCCCGCAATCAAAAGCTGAAAGCTATCGTCTTCGGCCTCGGTCGTGCTTGACTCGACCGGGCACGCGCCAGTGGATGCAGGCGAAATCGCGGCGTCCTGCGTTCGAATCTTCCGCGACTGCGCCTTGTAAGCGAAAAGCTTAGTTGTAGCAGTAATGGTCCGGGTCCAGTCTAGGTTACCGCGCGCTGCGCTGAGTCGTTTGGAGAGAATGTTCTTATAGGCCCCGCGCAATCCGCCGGAATAAAACACGGCGATGTCGAGGTCTTCTTCAATGCCCACGAGCGACAGGTCCGCCCAGTTCATCTTGCAATCTGACCCCGGAAGCTTTGCGTTGGTGCCCGAAGAAAGTCCGAAGTATCCGCGCGTTTCCACCATCCATGGAATCGGGCATCCGTTATCCCGCCGTTCATTGGTGAACGCTTCCCAAAGTCGGTTCTCCCCATCTTCGTCCACGCTGACGTGGTAGATGCGCTCCTGCCCGGCGATGACGCCGTAGACCCATTCCACAGGCCGTGTTCCCATCCAATAGCCGGACCAAGAAGGCCCCGATTCGTCATTTAGCGTTTCGAGAGATGCGTTGTTCAGCACCCACGTATGGTTGTTGTAGAGGTCTCCTGAAGGAACGCTCGTAAGCAAATACTGTCCGAAGGCCGCGCTGGCGACGAGGGACAGGTCTTCGCTGAGACGGTTTTTGCTGACCATCATTTCGTTATCACGAATAGGAATGCGCGCCGTGAGTTTTCCTGCGGTCGCGGCGTCTACGAATTGGAATCCGCCATGCGAAAACCATGAGATACGACCAAAATGCGATACGACACTTCGCTGACTCGGCGTTCCGACTGGGAAGATTTCAGTTTGCATCCCGTCCGTGGTCGGCCAGCTATCGCGGTTGCGGATGTTGGCCTGAATCAAACTCGTAACCGAATCCGTGAACACGAAAAGCTGCGGGAACTCCAAGCTGGCGGTTTTCACCAAGGCCGTCACTTCGGATGCGAAGGTAAAGGCCGACACGCCCCCGAGGTAAATCTCTTCACGGAATGAAAAAGGATCAGAGATGTCGCTGGCGAAAACGTTCCGGCCATTGGCCACCCACATGCGGTCGCCGACCCAAACTGTCGAGCTTCCGGCGGGGATGCCAAACGCCGTGTCACGGTCATGCCCGGAATTTGAACCGTCATACCATCCCGGCGCGGTGATGCCCCCGTCCTGAATTATCAGGACTTCTCGTGGGTTGATCACTTCGATAGCAGACCCTACGTCATTCGGCGTTACGCGCTTCGCGGATTGCGTCGCTTGGCACCAAAAGATTTGTTTGGCCGTGCTCGACATGAGCACATTTGGAAGCTGGCGAAATTGCACGAAGGGATATGGCGCGGTATAAATTGCCCCGTCTACACAGACAACGATTTGCTCGATGCCGAGGTTGGGGCGAAAGATTGTTGCCCCGAGAAGTTTTCCTTTTGGAAAAGTGACGACGCATC